CTTCATAGGTACTTTTGACAATCACAGCATCTTCATAACCAGGATGATACGGTGCTTCTTCTACTAACTTCGTTGCATTTAATCTATCTTCACTAGTAAAGGTTGTCATTCTATTCTCCTATTGTAGAGTTGAACCCATTTCTTTTTTAATTTCGTCAATACGGTGTTGTAATACCGATGCAGCCGTATTGAAATGTCCTGTGCCTTCGTGATGAGGTTTATAGTAGTGTCGTAATAGAGTTTCTTTTTCGGTTTCTAATACGGCTATATATTCTTCGTTGGTGATGTTAAAAGGCATATCATTCTCCAAAAATTAAAACAATCTCATCTTCACTTACAATATAATAATCTTTATTATCGTATTTGATTTTTCTTGCTTGGTTCCAATTGGGTAATACCAGATCACCTTCTTTGACTAATTCGACATTTGGTCCAAGTGATACTACTTTACCTCGATTGGCTTCTGCTGGATCAGCCGATGAAAGAACAATACCAGAACTGGTAACCTTTTCTTTCTCAATCAACTCTACTGCTACATTATTCTTGATAGGTCTTAACAATTACAAATCTCCTTCCATCATTACACATAGTTACCACATTCATTGGAGCATCATAGCTCAACTTATCACAATTATACTGTATCTCAATCATTTTGTCAAATCTTTTGTGGTAATCATCATTAGACATATAGGCATAGGCCATCGTCAAGGCAATTATAAAAAGAGAGAGTCGGAGATATTCTAACATATCCTTATATATGCCAGTATTATCTCCGTTGCGCCTTCAACTGGTCAATTACCTCTTGTATTCTATTTCGTATATAACTACCGTGTGGCGCCCAAGGCAGAAGATGTTTTAGAAATTTCAGTAGTTCATCAGGATGCATCTTTGAAAATACTCGACCATTTTTCTAGCTTCTTCTTTTTGAGTTCCATATAGGTCATCAAATCTTCTTCGTTGACTACCTTTTGTTCTACTAGTAATCCAATCATACAAAGTAACTGTCCTAGTTCCATCGTTAGACATTCTCTGGTTGTTGGTGAATCTTCATTTGGGTAACACGAATCAAAACCAAACCGAAATATTTTTGAGGCGGATTGAATTACTTCAGCACATTCTTCTTGTAATATAATTAATGTTTCTCTTGTTTTATTTTCCACAATCATCTTCTACAAATTTAATTACAGGCATGTATTCTTCCACTTTTTTAATTGCTGCCTCTTTGGTGGGAGCAATTACTTTGCAAGTATACAAACCATCTTTCATACTAATCGTAAATGGTACAACACCATTAATAAACCATTCTTCTTGCACATAACACTTGATGTGCCATTCTCTGGCATCAAGGCAACGTTTAATCATTTCATCTGCAATCTTCTTAGGATTGAATTCATCTTCAGCAATCATATTAGACATCATTCCACCTTTCAACTAAAAATTGTGGACCTTTCTTTTCTTCGGCCAGCACATAATCTTCGGCCAAATCTTCTGCTCGTTGATAGTCAGCCGTTGTTTCTTTTTTAATTATCTTATCATTCAGATAATAGACAATCGTATAATTGAAATCAGCTCGTTCAACGATTGCTTTCTTATCACCATTCATAAAAGTAGACATTTGCATTTTATTCTCCAAAGGCATATTTTTTGGCGGCCGCTTCTGCTTCTTCTTCTGTTGCAAAAAACTCCGTCTTAAATAAATCGGACTCACTAAAGAAGTCCACGATATATGGTGACATCACACAGGATGCCACAAATAGTATTTCTGCATGCCGGTGACCTTGAGCACCGAAAAAAGATACGATTTCGTTAATCATGCGATTAGTCCTATAAAACGGTTTAACACAACACGGTTTGATAACCGGTTACCAGCATACTTTGTAAATGCAGATACAAGACCACGAGTTGTTGCATTTTCTTTTACAACAAATTCTGCATCATCATCCGTATCTAGGCCTTCCGAACGGAGTAGATAATACTCATCAAATCCGGCATTCGTTACAATCTTATACTTCTCTTTACGGAACTCAGATTTTAATTTGGCATGATCTGATGATCTTGGAAAGAAGTTATGTGCAACACGGCCAAACTCACGACCAGACAATACATAGAAACCAATGATGTTACATTGTGTTCTGACCTTCAACATTTTGACATAAGCAGTCATCAACTCATTACCATAACTATGGTAAATCTTTTCTTCATGTTTGGTAATAGGATCACGGAGAACAAGCACTTTTTCTTTACCATATGCAGAACCAAAATCTAAATCTGGATTATTGTAACCAGATAGTCTTTGTTTTTTGCCATTACTATCTAAATTTGAGAACATAACATTTCTTACGGGATTACCATCACCATCGGTAAGAAATACGGTGTTTACAATTTGTAGTTTGTAATCTTTTTGAAACTGTGGCACAATCTTCATGGCAGAGATTACACCCTCATAGAGAGGAGTTCCACCAAGTTGCATCCAGTGTGGTCGTGGTGCTCTAGGTTTAGCACAGCTCACCAAAGCAGAACAAGCATAGGTGAATTCGGAAGCCGACATTTTACTTGATAACAGATTCATTAGTTTAAAACCATTTAAATCCAAATCACCTTCTTTAAAATCAACATGATACTTATCAGAATGTTCGGAGGTGAAAGCATACACTTCGTAAGGAATGTTTACCTTCTTACAGAACATCACCAAGTTAATTAATTGTTTGACCGTATTTTCCATATGGTCAGACATGGAACCAGACCAATCAAGGAACATTACGAGACCATGTGATTTACCTTCAGGTAATACAGTCATACGTTTGAAAATATCTTCGGTGAATTTATACGCATAAACTTTGTTAAGATTCAATTCACCAGTTTTGGCAATCGATGCACGTTTTTGTTGGTCAGCATTTTTACGCAATTCAAATTCTTTGGCCAAATAACCAACAACTTTTTTAGCATCATTACGAATTTTTAAGAATTCATCCGTATCAATGCCAGAAATACCGTATTTGGCCAAATCGTTTTTGTATTCGGTCCACAATTGTTTGTATGGCATTACTGCTTTTTTCAAATCGATATCATTGATATTACCATAATAAAAATGCCTGTTACTTGATTCAAATAGTTTACTTTCGTTTTGACGATATGATTTATCGGTATGTGAATCTAATGCACCTTCATCACTGCCTTCATGGCCTGTTAATTTTTTCTGTTGTGCACCACTTTCAATTTCATCCACTGATTCATCGGTCTTTGAATTTGGTTGGCCAAACTTTTCAATAACATCATCATCAAATTCATCAGAATCATCATAACCATCAGCCGAAAAATCACCATCTGGATTTTCTTCAAATTCAGGAATAGCTACTTGGCGCTCTTCTTTTTCTTTTTTCATATACGCCATTATTTTGTATGCAAGCTGAATCACATCATCATACGTTTCAGTAGATTCGATTTCATTAACTAAACCACGCTCTTCGTCATTGAATTTGATACCTTGTGCTGCACCACCTTTTGTATAAAGGTTTACACGGTCAATGAAATTCATATCGTTCAAATCTACACCACTGGTGCCAAAGAAATCTTTTTCAATCAACTCACGATAACCACGGACAAAAGAGGAACGAATTCCAGGATATTTGTTTTTGATTTTTCTCTCAATACGAGAATCTTCCAGCACATTCATAATACCCATTGGGATTTTTTCTTCATGTGCTCTCATCATACCATCTAGTGGAGTATAGAGTGCGTGACCAACTTCGTGACCTAGAAAAAGGTCATAGAGATAACCTGAGATATTTTTATCAAGGACTGGAACGGTTAGAATACGATTCTTTACATCAAACGCAGCTGTATTGGTATTGCGTTGTTCAATGGTCAAATTTTCGTTGGCCATTAGTTTGGCAAGTAATGATTTAGATTGAATAAGTTCCATATAATCTCCGATTTAAAGAACCATTATACTATTTTTATCATCTACCGTCAAGTGAAATGTAAAAGTGTGTTGTATGGAAACAACAATCATTTAAACGAATACATTCTCTGAATTTTTTCGTATTCGGCAAGGTCATTTTCCATACCAGATAATGCTGCCCATTTGCGAGTTACGATATCCAAGCGTTTCCACGCAGGAATTTCTTCATCATCTACAATTGCAGACAACCAAATATTTTGAGGAATCTCATTCATATCTTTTTCCTTCATTTTTATCGAAAATCCGTTGCTCAATTGCAGTTGCCAGCTCATCGGCAAGCTTCGGATTGAATTTTACCAGAAAATGAGCGACATCATCAGTTGGTATATGACGCAGATTGTGCATAATTTCATCAATTCCACGATAAATTTGCGCTTCTTCCCATTGTGTTAACATATTTACCTCACATTTTATAAAAAGTTTCGTTCGGAACAATAATTTTGCCTTCTTTTTTTGCTTTTCCGAGCGTTTCAAGCAATTTTAACTCAATTTCGAGCTCTTTGGCAGACAAATTTTGCAAATATTCCTCATAATCGTCCCAATCTTCATTATTCCAGCCTTTTGGATTCATTTTTTACTATCTCCGCATGCTGGAAATTTCTTTTGCTTCAGTATCCGTGAAAACCGGCACAGCATTTGACTTGTGCATTGTAGCCACGCCTTTCATTTTGTCACCTGTATAAGAAAATGGAAGTTTTTTCGTGCAAGGCACAAAACCAGTATCTACGGACGCAAATTTAGGAGTTTCTCGACCTACAGGAACCTTGTAAGAAGGAACATTGTTATAATTCTTCGTGGATTTGGTTTTACTGAAATTGGTAGTGATTGAATTAATGGTAGTTAGCCATTCTTCGTTTTGAATTTGCTTGGCTTTTGAAACCTTGCGTTGTTTGCATTTTGGAATATATCCGTAGATCATCATAACAATTCTCCATTGTAGAAGAACCATTATACTACAGGAATAGGGGAATGTCAATACAGAATGTTGCTTGGATACAACACTATTACCAATACCTCTTATCTGAAAGCGGACATACCTACTTATGCTTAAAAAACAGAAAAATATTGGTATTTTTAAGAATTCTTACTATGTGAAATTTCATATTCTTCGAAATCTTCACTTTGCCAGTTTTTAAACTGTTTCTTTACTTCTGGATGTTCACCACGGCGTCTTTTAGTGTGTAATACTGTTTTAGCGTAAGTGTAATCATCATTATAATCTTTGTTCTTGCGGAACTTACCTACAAACTTTGTCAATTAAATCTCCTATTTCATGGTTTCAAAATTGATGCCTTTTATTTTGGTTTCTGGCATATTAAACATATCATCTTCTGAAATATAAGTTATACTTGCATCCGGATAACATGCTTTTATAATTTTGAGTAATTGGCAGACGGTGCCATCGGAATCATTAAATGAAAATACTTCATCTACACATTTTAAACTTTTTATGATGTTCCTGCGTGATTCATAATTTTGAACAAAACCACCATCTGTCCAAGCAAGATACCAATCGGAGTGAACACCAACAGCCAACCAATCTCCTCTCCTTCTACATTTCTGTAAGAAACTGAGTTCATGGTTTGTAAGTGGGTCAAATTTTCCTGATACTACTACTATCCTATCTTGTGGATGCATTTATGGTAAAAGTTGTGGAAAAGCTTCTTTAACAAATTTGTAATTTAAACCTTTGACACCTAAATCTTTACTTAATATACCAATAACAACCTCTGCTTCACGGGGTTCTAAGGATTCAACTAATTGTAATAATAATTGCTTCCTTCTTTCCTCCGATAACTTTTCGGCTGTATCATCACCTTTTCTAAACAAATACAATTTTCTAATTTCTGTTGAGAGCTGTGCTCTAGAAATTCCAGGTAAAGTATCTGGAATTTTATATTCATCTGGCATTTCTGTTATGAGAAATTCATAGTTTGGATGAAAAGCCAATTCTAATACTTGTACCAAAGTCTTTGACAGATTTTTTTCAATTACTGCCATTTTGTCTTTTTTTGATGCAGCTTCTTCAAATTCATCAAATACTTCATAAATGTTTTTCATTAAAACTCCTCGATTACGTCCATTAAATTTTTAAGTTTGTGTTCCATAAAATAGTTCAATAACTTACCTTTGGCAGGTTTTGTTTCTTCATAAGTATTTATGATTTTTTGTTTGATATCACCAGGAATGTTTCTGAGGTCAATAAGTGTCTGGTTACGTGAAAAACCTGTTCGAGCACTTTCATCTTCCCATTCACCATAGTGAACATCTAAGTATTTTTCAATAAGTTTTTGTGTAATTGGTTTTTGTCGTAGGTCACGGACAAAACAATCAGCAGGAGAGAAAATATTTGGTATACCATCACCTTTGTCACCACGAATAATC